GCTTCTGTCGCCTCGTTTGAAGTTATGAAATATATCATCGTTCATATGTAACGAGGGGAAATGACCTTGGAACTTTACATCAAATACAATGCGCCATGTACGCATGGTTCTTTCCTTGCGTGGTACTTCAAAGTATCTCACATCATGGAATGTGCTAGCATAATACTCCATAGTTCTGTTTATCCCATGTACTATGAGGTCATGCTCTTCAGGGTCTCTGAGTTTGGTCAGGAAGTCTTGTTGTTCGGTCATAGCGTATGGAACTCAGTAATTATCATTTGACGTTCAAAGAGATAGTCGCTTACTTTGATTTCTGGGATCGTATTGTATTGGGTTAGTAGTTGCTCAATTGCCTTGCCAAAGAGGTTAAAGGTTGGGTCTTTGCTGTGTTCATCCCATTCCCTGTGTGCTTCTATATCTACAATAATATCAATATGCCATACTCGATGGCCTTCTCTACGTGCTTTTACGCCTGTGCCTAAGTAAACTTCACTAATTCTAGTGTCATCTACAAACGGGAAGATTCGCACTATGTCTTGCATTGACTTGCAGACGCCGTACTCCACAGGATCTTTGAGCTTTAATAGGAACTCTTGCTTATTCATTTATTTGTACTATATGTGAATCATGGTTAGTGTCGGAGTCTTCTAGTGTTACGACCTTACGTACCTCAGCATTAGGTATTGCCATGTTCATTTGTATCATAAACTCATTTAGTATTGTCTCCACTAAAGTTTGTCGTGTTACTAGCAAGATGTTATGAACGCCTCTATCAAATGAGACATACGTTACGTGTGCGACCATTGTGCCATACTGCTCAATAAAGTGCTCCATTGCCTTGAGTACCTTCTCCTTGTTAGGATTGGTAAGCTTCTCTAGGAATTCTCCCTTAGTCATATCTTCGCTCATTGCTTATACTCAAGTACGCCCATAGGTAATAGGTTTGTTTCAGATTGATAACGACCAACAGTAATCCATGCTGAGGGATGATGCTTAGTTATATAATGGATGAACGAGTCTGTAAAACTACGAATAAGCAATTCATCTGTTGTAAATATGTGTACAAGCCAATGCCTAGGATGTGCTTCGCTTCTTCCCTTAGTCTCCATAATATTCAAAACGTCGATATTTACTTCCCAACGCTTTTCAAACTCAGCAACGCCCTTCTCTATGCTAGAGCCTACGGGGTCGATCAAATACTCTAAGAATTCTTGTTTATTCATTAAAATGGTATCGTTGTTGATTCATCGTAAGCATAAAAGATACGCTGATACATGCCGTCTTGCAAATCATCTGTCTTGCTGTATGATGTTGTTATATGGCTAGGCATATACTCATTTATCATGTCTGCAAATTCAGGGAGCAAAGTTATTTGATGGTGAAAGTCTTTTGTTACGAGTGCGATAGTGTAGTACTCAGACTCGTTTACCTGATGTATGCGTAAATCATATATGAGACTATGATAGCGAGGATCATTGTGGAAGTCAAAGCATACCTTACGCACAGCAAACCTGAACGGATCTTTCAGTTGCTCTAAGAACTGTTGTGTTTCTGTCATCATTAGAATACCACCTCAAATGATTGTGTATGAAGTCCACAAGTATCTTCAATAGTGTAAGCCTGGGGAACGACTGAGGATCCGTGTGGTGCATGTTCTAGTATATAATCAGATAGCACACTCACATATGCTGATAGAACATCACGGTCATCTGCAGTCATTTCTACCAGCCACACTCTATAACTTGGCTTAGGATCTGCTTCCCAAAAGCTCACATTCCAAATCTTGTGGTTATAGTCGTCTAGGAATGCCCTAACTCCTTTCCCTAAAACATAAGCTTCAGGATCTTTGAGTTTCTCTAAGAATTCTTGTGTTTTAGTCATAGCACCGAGCCTCTACTACTGCAAAGCGTTGTTCGTATATATCACCTGGGTTGCCTTTACCAGAGAAGTTTGTTGATGTGCCTGCGCCCACTAACTTATAGTTCTCACTTGGTGGGAACAGTGATATTATTGTTTTATTTAGTTCATTGAGGTATTCAAGTCTGGATGTCTGCACTATAATATCGTGTGAACCGTTTTTTTCCCATGTACGCACATTAACTATATCCCATGCATAATATGATGCAGAATTATTAAACTCTGCGATCCTCTCTTCGATCCAGAACTTCGTAGGGTTTGTAAGCCGCTCTAGGAACTCTTGCTTATCCACGTTCTTTATGCTTATTTAAAATGAATCTACGTTCAAATGTATCACTATGCTGCATAGGTTGAATCCAAGCACGATGCATTACGTTAGCAAAGCACAACACAAAGTCCTTGTCTAAGTCCTGAAGCGCATCCTGATCGTCTGTCTGTACAGTGATGACATATACTTTTTCTGATTGTGGCCTCATTGGGAAGCGAGGCACATACTCAGCCGTATAGTTGAACATCTTTTTGAATATGATATCTTTAAAGTCTCGTACTCCCTCACGCAAGTACAAACCCTCAGGATCTTTGAGCATCTCTAGGAATCGTTCCTTCTTAGTCAAAGCCTTTCTCACTTATATAAAATATTTTACCATGCCCGCTAATTATTGATGGATCGCCAACACAGCGCACATACTTACAAAAGTCTTGAAAATGATACACAACAATGTCTTCAGCTAAATCATATGTCACGCGATCATCTGCCCGAAGGCTAATAAGAGTTATACCGTCATAGTTCATCGACTTTATGGTTACTGTTTTATCGAAAGCCTCAAGTAATTTCTCTACGCAGGCCATCTTCTCCGCTAGTTGGACTCGCAGAGGATTGCGCAGGTAATCAAGAAACTCTTGTTGCTCAGTCATACTTGCAACTTAATAGTCATGGTTGTTTCGTGTGGACTAAAAGAACTGACTGATATTTCTAAAACATATGTATTGGGATTACGTAATACTTCCACAAGTTTTGCCTTAGCATCAGCCATAGCAGGATCTTTTAATATTTCAAGAAATTCTATCGCAGTAACGTCGGTCATACTGTAATTATACAGTAAAACAAGTGGATTTGCAAGTGGTTTAGCTGGCGTCGAAACGTATTTTATCGTTAACTAGTGAACAACCTCTGTAAATATGCTCTGCATATCGGCCTACTTCGTTTTCACTAGTACAGGATAGAAAGGAAATGCAACAGGGTGCGCCGCCCTCAATGATAAAGTGGATGTTATCTAATTCAGGTGAGCTAATAAGTATTTCACCATTGTGTACACGGAAATCTGACACGAAGCAAACGTTCTCTTTGCCCATTGCCGTCCATATACGCAATGTGATTGATTGTGTCATCGTCTTTGTGTTTGGCTAGCTTCTAGTCCTTTAAGAAAATGTGGTAGTTCAGGTAGGTTACCTGATTCAGTTGCCATTGCGTCATTGCGTTTGGTTCTATGTGTAGTCCAACTGCCTGTTTCTTTATCAATACGCAAGAATCTGTAATCTCCGCGACCCGACCTATTTGGATCTATATTCTTATACAATACATAGTCAAGATCATCTCGGTCCCAGCCAATATAGGATATCCAGTGGAAGTCCTCAAGTATTTCTTCAATCATGTGTTCTTCTGAGATACGAGGTGAATTTTCATCTAGGTCTGTTGTGAACGGTAGATCAGTTAAGTCATAGCCTTGTTCTGCTGCTACATCCTTCATAATTTGAGACTTACCTTGCATTGCTGCTGGCACATGGCCTTCGCCACTTACGTCGTCAAACTGTATACCACTGTTACGCAAATGTGAAACGAATATAGCACCATGTAGACCGCCACGCTCTATGTTAAATATAGTTGGTGATGATCCCGTGCCTGTTTGTAATACCTCAACATCGTCTTGTGTTGCAATATCAAGTGCATGTGATAGACACTCGCCTGACATAAACTCAAGTGCTATTAGGTCGCCCTTATTAATCTCATTAATTTTCATAGTAAACTCTCATCCCACGGGCCTAGGTTGCCTTCTCTTGCTGCCCTTATCATTGCTTGCTCAGGTGTGTATTCAATCACACCCTCAACGTTCATCAAATCTCTGTACTTTGCTACGTCCATTACTACTGGGTTTTCTTTTGATCGTGATGAGTCTATCGCTTTATCGTTTAGCTCTAGCCAACCGTGTACGAATCTCCTTCCCTCTATGTTTGTAACGTATGCGTGTACTAGCTTGTATTTGTCGTATACTTCTGGTGGTTCATCTTTAATAAGATCCATCATCAATCGCCATGAATTATCAAAGCAATGTAGTAGCTCACGTTGAATCTCATCTAGTCTCATCTTTTATACCACAAAAAATGTGTCGTAAATTACTAATGCAGTAACAAATACTGCCATAAAAACAAGCGGGAATAGTTTTACTGGTGTTCCTGCGCCGCCGTTACCAAATGGTAAAGTAAATGCTACGATACTTGTAAACTTACTCCATGCTGATTCTTTTACTTTCTTATCATTCATGTTCTTCTCCTCTTATGAACAGTCGCCTTGACATTTAATCTTACCACAGCGACAACTCTTATCTGGCTCTTTAATGCATTGGCCTTTGCAATGGATTCTTCCACAAGTACAACTCCAGCCTTTCTTCTCTTCTTCCACTGGTTCTAGCTTAGTAACACGAGGCTTAAATAGCTTTTGATCGCCTTTAGTTGTTTTGAGGACAGGCTGTCCGTGATCGTCTTTGGTAAAGCCTTTAACTTCTGCCTTACGATTCTTAAACTTGCCAACCTTAACCTCATCGCCTACATCTATGCTAGGCGGATCAAGTCTTGTTTTGGTTAACTCAGTGATCTTCATTCGTTAACTTCTGTCTTCGGCACCAATAGCAACGTAGGTGGAGATACGTCTACCATGTTCACCAGTTTCTGATGTACCTTGAGCATGTACTCGTCCGTTGCGACTGCCTTGTCCTTTGCGAGATGCTCACCCAACATCATCACAAGTGCGACAGTGGATACATCGAACACGTACCGATCATCTCGAATCTTCGATATTTCACACTTGAGCTTGAACAACGTATCCTCCAGATTGGCAGAAAAATTTTCTGCTACCTCACCTGGAGTCATATCTGCGTATGAATTCTTTAACATGTTACGGCCCTTCTGCGTATACAGTCTGCTTATCAGCATCCATAACGCGCCAGTACTTAACTGCTGTCCAGCGATCAAACAAGTTCTGTGCTGCCGCTTCTGCTTCTTCAACTGTGCCATACTCCATTGCGTTGGTTGCCCAACTGTCTTCTGGATCGCCGTGTGTGTTAACGAAAACTTTGTATATTACGTTGTTATCTTCTCTTATTTCTTTTAGTCTCATACTGTAGCCTTTGCCCTTTTAACTGATTCGGAAATCTTACGTCGTGTCTCAGCACTATGTCTATTTCCTGTATTACCCTTTGTTGGGTTCGCAAGTTTAGTTGCGCTCATCTTAGCCTTTGATTCTTCACTCATCTTTGTGCCAGTGCGAGCCTTTGCAATGTTCTCTGCATGTTCTGCAGTTTTAGGTTTACCCTTACTAGCTAAGGACATTTTAGCCTTAGCATCATCACTTACTTCCCATCCCCATTCACCGCCTGTTGTACTATTGTAGCCTGACTTGAACGTGCCATGTTCTGCGATAAGTTCTATTTCTATTTCGCCTGCGCTCTCTCTTGTATCACACTCAGCCAAAACCTCCCAAACAAAAACATCTTCACCATACTTACGAATAGCATAATGAAACGCTTGTACTGCACCATTCTTTGCGTCATTAAAATGTGTCCACTTACGATACTCAAGGTCATCAGTAATACCAATGTATGCCTTGTTGTTTATATCATTTGTGGCTTTATAAATTATCATTGGTTACTGCTTCCAATGCGCAAGTTCGTATCAGTGAGGTTGCGTACAATCTCTACGTCAGCTACGCTAGCAGTTGAGAGGAATAGTTCGTCGGGTTCTCCTTTGACCTGAAACAGATTGCCAAACACACTGTCTGATTTGCTAGGCACGATAACTACAGACGCTATGGTCTTAGCTAGTTTTTGATGCAAGTAGGTAGACAATTCAGTGTAGAAGAAACTCTCACCGAAGTCCCACAAGCTTACATCAAAATACTCATCAATAGCTGAAATGATTTGTGACTTAACTTCGTTGTCTGTTACAGTAGACGCTGGAACCTTAACTACTTTGAATGTAGCCTGTAACTCATCTTGTGCGCCCGTACCAAACAATAGTTTAAATTGTCCTGGTTTGTAAATGATCTGATCCGAAAGCATCTTGTATTGATTTAGCTCGCTAAACTGTACACGTAGGTCTTCGGTAGTTGGTGGAGTTGGGAACGGTGCGTTAACATCGTTGCTACCCTTCCACGTAATGACTTCGCTGTAGTATGCTGTGGTTAGCAGCATAATGTCAATAACGTTAGAGATACTAGGATCAATGCGATTGCTACGTGGTGCGTAATGTTGCCACTTAAAGTACAACGGATTTACTTGTGTTGGATCAGTAATAATATCTTGTTCAAAGCTGCGACCTACTTTAGCGTCATAGTCTGTTGTCTGTACAATCTCTGCTGTTGTCGTTGTCAACTGATTAACAACGTAAAACTTCTGCACTGAAGGATTGGCATCGTAAATAATCATGCCGTTAAATGCCAGCACAGACTCAGCAACGTCAGCACCTGTGCCCGTTGGGTTCAGGATAGCATTTAGTATGCTGCCCGAGCCTGTTGCAGATGGGTCAAGTGTTGTAACAATAAGATCAACTAATGTCGTTGTCTTAGCAGGTTCACCACCATTAAGTGTATACTCGCCTACTTTAGTTACAACTAGCGGCCCAGTGCCTAGTTCATATTCACCATGTAACCACAGTCTGAAATACTCATAACCATCAAAATCAACAAAGCGTTCAAAGTAGACTGTATCAGGTGAGCCACCGTTATCAAGAAACTCATCAATCTCTAGTGGTTCATCAGGCACGCCATCGTTATTAGTATCAGGTGACTTAACTTCGACCTTACGTGGATCATTGTATCCGTCCTCATACATAATTAGGTTGGTTAATGCTAATTCAATGCCATTTGCTAATGCTGCATCACTACCAATTGATGGTGGATTTGTTAGCGTATTTATAGGCAAAATCTGCACTTCATCTGTTAGTGGCAGACCAGTTGAAACGTCTGTTGATATGGATGATGGATCAAAGAAGAAACGAACGTCCTCAAAACTCTCAAATATATATCGCTTACCACGCGAAGTGAACGTCCACTGTGCGTCTACTGCATCAAACTGTGCTAGTACGAGCCAAGATGAAACGCTTGCTGGATCAGCTTCAAACACTTCACTGCCTGTTGGGGCTGCACCATGCGCTGTTGCTGTGCTAATAAGATACCAGCCACCTGCTTTAGAATTTGCACCCACGTCATAGCCAAGGCCAAAGTCTGCCTGCAAGCCAATAGCATCTTGAATATCAGTCGTTTCGCTAGCTGAAAATGCTGTACGAAACGTAGGGATAAGGTCAATTGCAAAACGATCATCGTCAATCAAATCTGTTAGTTCAATTGGTCCTGTATCAGTTAGGCTAGTAGGATCATCAGGTAGACCATTATCAGTAATAGAACTAACAGTTACCCAATCAACCACAGTACTACCAACAACAGGCGATGCATTAGCAAAGCGCACGAGTGCTCCTGTTGTAAGGAACGTACCAGCCAAACCACCTACAGGTCTAACCGTTGTGCCGCCTGTTGTATTAGATAGGAAGCCAGTGTCATTAGATAGGTTACGTGGTTGTGATTGCCAGTATATGCTACCACCACCAAAATCAGCATGACCAGTTATATTAAATGCATTTGGATTTAGTATTAAGTAGCTCGTTCGATAGTCACTATAGAAGAAGTTCTGCAATGTTTGATTATCAATAAAAGCATCCAAATTCACATTAGTAATTGTGCTTGCGCTAAGTGAATTACTAACTGTAATACGACTACTCTCGTCATCTTGATACAATGCGCCATCATCGCCAAATATTAATGCACTTTGTGATGCGCCAGTCGGATCATTAATGTCAATAAACCTACTATGTCCTGCATGAGTACGGTTAAGACTCTTGATCTTTTGTATCTCATTGCCTCGTGTTAGTGGAAATACATTGTAATCTTCACCATTGACCATACGATTTTGTGTATAGAATACTTGAGGCGCACGCTCTTTAATTTGTTGATTTGTCTCTGCTGTCGCGCCATTAGCAACAGTAGATTCTAAGCTAAAGATCAAGCGACAGTTATATTCCTGACCATCTGCACCGTTGTACGGGATATTGATCTCAAAGTTCTGTACATCCTCAGGACGTAAGGTTAGGTTCTTGTTAGCAGATACTCGTAGCCATGTACGAAAGATACCTACTGGAACATCACCAAAGTTGCCATCAGCAAACTTCAGCGTAACTTGGTCGTTCAAGCGAGGGATAACATTGTAAATGGTTCGCAATGCGTTGTCAATACTGTTAAAGATTACATTTGTGCCCACAAGACTAGGAACTCTAGTCCACTGCTGCTGTACATCACCCGCCTGATTAATCTCTTGTACGTATACATCAGTCTCGTTAATATTGTTGAGGCTAATGTCGTATGTGCGATTCTTTGTAGGAAAGTCAAAACGTATATCTTGACGCTCAAGTGATCCCTGCTTAAACATGAGGAAGAAACCTGTGTTCGGTGAACCAAGTCCTTCGCCGTCATTACGATAGATAACGTGGAAGTTATCTGCAGGGTTAGGTGGTCGCTCAAAGAAGAACTCACCATCATTATAATCTGGATTAACAACGTCAAACGGTAGCTGATCGCCACGCAATGGAATGCTCAAGTTATATGCAACCTCAACATTAGGGACATTGTTCATTCTATATAGATCAGTAGGAACATTACCAATTGTGCCTGTCTTAAATGGTCGGCCAAATGGATTGCTGCTGTTGAATACAGCATTTAGAACTGTAGTAAACTGTTCAAAACTATCTGTGTTGTTAGGATCGTTCCAAAAGATCGTAGTATTATTTAGATCACGGTCTAGGCTATCTGTTACTGGCTCATTAGTCTCTACACCACTTAGTTTGAACAAGCCGCTTAGTGCGATGTTACGCTTAGGTGTGTAGGAGAGCATCCTTGCTAGACGGACGATTGAATCTCTTCGTTCGGCAGTATCTAGGAAATTCTCACGAGTATTTAAATCTTGTCTAAAATTAAGTGACGTACCAAGATAAGCCAATAGCTCGATGGTTGCTACAAACTCAGATGATTGGATCCAGTCATTAAATGACTCAGGAAAGTGTGCTCTCACATAATCAATTAGTGCTGTGCGTAAACCATCAAAGTCATACTGCCTGAAATCTACGTCGGAAAAACTCTTATAAATTGCCGCCCAATCTTCCGCGGCGAACAAATTGCTTTGGCGTACTGATTGACTCATCTTACACTACCTCCATTGCTTTGCCGTTACGCAGCCAATTATATATTGTAGTGCGATCTTTGTTTAGTTCTTTCGCAGCATGTGTGCGAGACTTATATGTTGTGCCGTTAATCATAATCTGTTTCATATTCTTAGCTGGGCGTCCTTGTAACCAAATCTTTGGTTTTCCTGAATGCGATGCACTCATCTTTGCTCTTGTTTCTTCAGTATGCTTAAAGCCTGTTATTGCAGCAGAAATCTTGTCGCCCGTGCCTTCTGGTCGTTTCATTCCTTTGTGTGCTGCACCAATACGTGCTTTATGTTCCTCAGTGAGTATTTTACCCCTACCTGATGCAGACATTTTAGCCCTAGTTTCTCTAGATAGCTTTGTGCCTGTTTGTGCTGCGGATGCTTGCTTACGCAACCACCCATATGTCTTATTGTTCTGTCTTGTTGTTCCCATCATATAGGCTGCAAACGCAAGACCCTTATGACCTGGATTCATCTTAACGAGTAACTGATGAGCAACGTAATGTTCCTCTGCTGTCAAACGTACTAGGTTATCAGCATCATCACGGCCGCCGAGACAACGTGGAACAACGTGATGTTGCTCAGTGTATCCCTCAAGCAAGCGTGTATTTGCTCGCTCAATTAGCGTGTTGTAATGTGCTTCGCAGTTCATATCTTTCTATTCTTCTGCCATAACTTTAGTGCAGCTTCAGCGTCATTGTAGCCACTTTTGGCATCTGCGTGTCCATCTTGATAACCTAAAATAAATGCTTGCTCACGAAATCCGTATACAGCTTCTTTTAGCTTCTTATTCTCTAGTTGATCTGGCTTAACGTAGTCAGTCCATGTTTTATTCATGTCTTCGATCTTGTACTGTATTATTTCGCCTGTTTCGCCTTTGACAGCTTTGACTACACGAACTTGCTCGCCTTTGTAGTATTTCTTATCACGTTTAGTTTCGACAAGATTCATTATCTTTCTCATATCATTCATTCTAAGTCCCCTGCAATAACATCATTCTCGTCCATGATGCACTTAATCACTTTTGCAGCCATCTGCCACCTATATTTTGGGTCGGCTGCTAAGATGTTATTAATCGCCTCTAGGTGTCCAGCTAAGTCATCATCATATTCGCTATAATCAGGATATTGAATATCGGTAGAGTCTTCGGCCACTGATTCGTTAAACGACTCTCTTATATCTTCATATGCGTCGATTGCGTCGATCATCAAGACAGCAATATCGTAATCAATAGCAGTCAATTTGTTTAGTTCTTCAGCGAGCTGCGGTTTAGTAGTACCACGTTCTGCTTTGAGATACAGGCTAGCCGCTGTGTATGGCCCGCCATCATCTAAGTATCCTTCAACTGCTTCCATTAACTTTCTCATTTCATTCATTATAATGCCTCTGTATTCTGTCGGTCAAACTCAATAACCATCGAGCTAATTGTATCAAGCGGGACATAGTTTAGTGTAATGTCTAAACGTAGTGTATGCTCAAGTTCGTTAACATCAATACTGACGGCTGTAAAGCGTGGATCTTGACGGATAATCTTTACTGCGTCTTCTGTTACAGCCTGCTTTGTGCCTTCATCAAACGGCTCAAAAAGCAGATCATGTATGATACTGCCGAAATCAGGACGCATCACACGCTCGCCTAGGTGAGTCATAAACGCATTTAGAAGGTCTGCTTTTGCTAGCTCCAAGTCTACCAAACGATATGGTGGCTCTGTCTTGCCAACTGTTGAAAAACCTACGTTTTGTTCGCGTAATATCATGTTATCCTTTACCTTTTGTCTATGTTGTTATTTATCACTAAACTTGTAAGGGGTTTTAATATTATAAGTCATTGATTATAAAGGGCTTAAATTGCTTGACAAAGTGGGCCCACTCCAGTATAATACATATATTAGTAGTAACTTTGGTAGGCTGCAATGGCCCACAATATAGCATTTTGCGAATATAGCGACTGCGATGTGCAAGCAGATGCGTCAACTATGCATGGTATGATTGACGAAGACGGCTGCCGTGTGTATGTCTGCGACAAGCATTATAATTTAATGGAAGATCAGTCGGGCTACTGTTCAATCAGTTGTCAGTTAGGGTATGGTTGTGATGACAGTTGCTAACTTTAATACCAAGGTAGATGAAATTGAGGCCAGGTATCCTGCTTGGAAAATTAACGCACTTGGGAAAATAGACATGGATAACATTAGAACTATGTTATCTATGGTGAAAGAACAGCAAGCAGAAATCGAACGACTTGAAACAAAAATCTCTACGTTAGAGAAGCAAGTATCCGACGCAGGCTGGGAAGCCGATGCGCGCAGAGAGCAAGATGAAATAGCACGGGCAAAGGAATGGCGATGATCGAAGTTCCTGACCTCAGTTTGCTGACCTATGTAGTCAAAATACAGCCACACAAAACTGTGACCATGTTGGACATTAGTGGCACATATTATCTAGCTGAAGAAAAAGAATTCGATAATGATGTGATTGTATTGGGAGGCCAAAGTATTTGTTTCACTATGGACATTGCACAAGCAAAGATATTTGAGACAGGAGCCGAAGCAAAACGGGTTGGCAAATCGTTAGAAGGCCAGCAAACAATTCGCACATCAGTACACCCTGTCTCACGCAAGATATTTTTCGAGGCGACCCTCAAAGGATTAAGATGAAAGTTTACCACAAAATTCAATCAATCTACAAGCGTGACCCCGCTACTAAATTCAAGAGGTTTCTTGAAGGCGAGTGGTCAGTAGATGCGTTCGGTATCCTGCAGGATATTGAATGGACATTTACAGAGAAGGTTGACGGCACAAATATACGTATTGGTTTTGACGGCGAGCAAATAAGCTTTGGTGGTCGTAGCGACAATGCAGATATTCCGAAACAATTGCTTGAGTACATGACCGAATCATTTACACCTGATACAATCACAGACGGACTATCAGGTCCCGCAACACTAGTCGGTGAGGGATACGGCGGCAAGATTCAAAAAGGATCAGGTTATCAGGAAGAGCAACGGTTCATCCTGTTCGATGTGTTCATCGAGCCTACTGAAGATCATCCGCTCGGTATCTGGCTTGAGCGTGAGGCAGTAGAGAGTGTTGCTAACGGGCTTCGCATTCCTGTTGTGCCTGTATTATTTAAGGCACCACTGCTAGCTGGCGTTGATTACGTCAAGAATGAATGTGAATCACTAATTGCAAACGATCCATCTCTTGTTATGGAAGGCGTAGTTGCACGACCAAGCTACGAGCTACGAGACAGGCTTGGTCGTAGGATCATTACTAAGATTAAGGTGCGAGACTACAAGTGAAGCGCGATCTAGTAGAACATTGGGCACCAAGAATCGGCGGTACCGTTGCTGTAATTTCACTTGTGGCGTTCATTATATATGAGGCAGGCAGGACCAAACATGAAAATGCCTGTTTTGAGGCTCAGCAAGAAATTGCATCGTTTGAGCGTTGTGAGTCTCACGATGATTGTACACCAACTCGCGTGGATATGCGTGTTGTAATAGATAGTGAAAGGGATGTTGAACGTTACTGCTCGAAGGATGAAGATGTACACCTTTGAAGACAAAGTTTATGTTTTGTCTGCAAGCTACCATAGCGGAGATGGTGATGGCAACATGTACATACGTGGACAAGAAGGCCCAGAAGGCAATACTGTTGACACTATTTGCAATAGTTTGCGTAATGCGCTGGTGTTTGAAACACACAGCGATGCTTGGTATTATAAAGAACACCAGTGTCACAGCACAGGATGGCAAATTACTCCGTTCACTAGAAAACGACTTTTTGAAGAGAAGTTGAAACGCGCATGAAATATATTGTCACAACTTATCTTAGACCAAGGGGCGAGGAGCCTATTAAGTTATATCATTGTGGCGAGCCACATAGGCCTTCAAAGTATGAAACAGTCGGTGGTTTTGACTTTAAAATTGCAAGTGCTATAACATATGACAATGAGGACGAAGCAAAAAAGACAAGAAATCGGATTCAAAAATATTATCCAGATTTTCCAATGCATGTCTCAGCATTTGAAGACAAAGAGATATTTGTTGGCTTACTAAAAGGTACGATACAATGAGTAACAGAGATGAAAACAGAGGCGGATTACTTGGTTTCTGTGCAGCACTAATAGTCGTTGGATTTGTCCAAGTGGTGGGTATGATGGAAGGCGACAGCGATGATATACACCTGCGCCATATTGAACAAGCACTAGTAGTATGTGAGAACAACGGTGGGCTGCATATGATTGACGGTGAAATATTCCTAATGCACAAATTCCGTTGTCGAAATGGTGCCGTGTTTACATACGATAGCAACAAGGATGCGGACATAGCATTTGATACGTATACACAACCGCAGGTAATATATGACTATTGCCTACGAGATTATGAAGGGACACGCACTAAGGAACAAGCAGATCATTGTGCTAAGTTGTACACTGAAGAAGTTTTTGAGGAACGTGAAGATCACGACAACGACTAATGAAAGTAGCATTTGACATACACGGCGTTACCGATACGTTTCCCGCGTTTCAGAATATGATACGCAAGTACATTGATGATCCTGACGTTGAAGTACACATTGTTACAGGACTGACGCAGGAAAGAGCCGAAGAACAAATTGGTCACATTATTAACCTTGATCGAATTGACGGTTACTTTTCAATTGCTGATTATTTAGTAAGCAAACCTGATGCAAACGTAGAATTTATTGACGGATTGCCCTGGGCTACAGAATATGAGTGGAACAATGCAAAGGCAGTATATTGCTATAACAACCAGATAGATATTTTGTTCGATGACAGTCCTATTTACGGACCTACGTTTGACGACATTGAAACAATTTACGTACAGGTTCATAACCCCAAGAGACAGACATTTAAGACAAGGCCAAACACAAAATGAACAAGCCTAAAATAGAAATACAATATCCTGTGCCAGTACATTATCCAAGATTCGTGCCGTACAACGGCACCCCATGCTCAAACGGACATAGGGCGAGGCGCATCATACAAAGTGGAGGGTGTGCTGAGTGCCAAAGATTAAGATGCAAGAATAAAAAATTGAATGATTTTATCGGGCGACCAAGGATGGAATCTGGTTGTGGTTGGACACCTCAACAACGACGTGCTGCCGTCTACAAGCCTAAGAAACCGTGTAGTCGATGCGGCACATCGGAGAAGTACGCAAGTAACGCGCATTGTGTCAATTGCCAACGCTTTCACTCTTTCAATTACAGTCGAAGGATTGGGATTGGAAGAAACATCAATATGAGGAAGTAACATGAGCATAATGGACGACGTGTTTGACGTTGAAGATTTCGTCAAAGAAGACAAAGGAATGGCTGAGGCATTTGAGCGTATCCAAACTCGGCTTTGGCAGTACGAAGAAGCATACGACAAGGCAATAGCTAAAGTTCGTATCATCGAAGATTTTAAGGCATTACTAAAGGAAGAAACAAAATGACTATCTCACAAGATATTAGAAAACAAGCTAACGCTATCGGCGCAAACGTAGCGGATATGAACGGCGAAAGCATCCGTGACCGACTGAACGAGTTGGCAACTTGTGT